TGCACCCGGTCACCCAGCCGGAGCGCGAGGATTGCGCGCCGCATGTCCGGGGTGATCGACGAGTGCGCGAGGTTCACCGAGATCTGCGGGAACCTGGCCTCGTCGACGGTGCCGAGCCGGACCCGCCACGCCGCCTGGTCCCGCAGCGTCGTCGACTTCGAGTCCGCCAGGTTCAGGGTGACGTCGCTGCCGTACACGCCCATCCCGGCCGGGGGCAGCGCCGTCGACAGAGGCCCGTCCGTCGCCTCATACGAGCCGGTCACCCCGCCGACAGTGACGGTGACCCGGTTCTGTACGTACCGGTCGTCCTCCACCGGCACCGGCACGGCCGCCAGGTTGTACGACGGGTAGTCGAGGATCAGCGCCGGGTCCTGCCCATGCAGCGACGCCCGCGTCCGATACCCCAGCCCGAGCACGGACCGGTTCTCGTACAGCAGCCCGCCATCCGCCAGCACCGCCTCCTGCACCAGGGACAGCAGGTTCTGCCGGCCCTGCGCCCCGAGCGCGACCGTGTCGTCCAGGTCCCCGACCCAGTCGAAGGCGATGCCCTCCTCGCCGCACAGCCGCTGGATTCTGCGGCCCGCCGTCTCCCCGACAGGGTTCAGGCGGCGGCCGAGCGCATCGATCGCAGTGATCGCGTTCTCCACCGTGACATGCCCGACCGCCACACCCGGCAGATACTGCGTGCCGATGGGGCTGGTTACGGAACGGCTGGCCGGACCGAACTGCACCCGCGTCACGCGACTGAGCTGCGTCAGCGCAGCCGTGTCGCTGGCACTGGACGTTGCCCCGCTGTTGACGTCCGTGATCCGGACGGCCCGTGTGATTCCGGTGCCCGACTCCTGGAACTCGACGCTGATGTACAGCTGTCGTCCGCGGACGTCGAACGTGGACTCCAGGTCCGCGCCCAGGTTGGTGCCGTCCGACGCGCACGTCCGCAGAGTGAGGCTCGTCGAAGTCCCCGTGAAATTCCCGTAGTACAGCTCCCAGAACTGCGCCGACCCTGGGCTGTAGTCGGTCTGGTCGATCGCACACACGACCTTGCCGACGGTGAGTCCGGCCTGGGGGACGGACACCAGGAACCGCACCTGCGTGGCAGTCGGGTCGGCGTACTTCGCGACGCCACCCGACACGTACCCGGAGGTCAGGTCGGGCAGCGGGTCGGAGGCCTGGAACCCGGAGTAGGAGGCGAGGGTCGGCGTCCCGGTGAACGTCATCGCCGACCCGGAGACCATCGCGGACGCGAGCGTCGTCGCGTCCGAGGGGTCCTCGCACGACCAGTACGCCACCACCTGCGAGCCGAGTGGATCCGTGACCGCGTTGTAGATCACCGAGCGCTCCGGGACCGGAGCCTGCGCCAGACGCTGCAAGATCCCCGACACCGTGACGTCGCACCACACGTCCGACCCGGACGGGTCCCAGCCCGGCGCCCACTCCGTCACCTCACCCCACAGCCGGTAGCCCTTGCCGCCGAGCCCGTCCGGGACCGAGATCCGGATCGGGGTGTTGCGGCCGATCAGCCCGAAGTACGGCCCGGTCGGATTGCGGGGGGAGAACCTGCCGTCCCCGTTCTTCAACTGGAGGGTGGCCTGAGCGCGTTCGGTCTGCGACCCCTCGCCGCCCGTGATGCCGTAGCTGATGCCGATCTGACCGCCGTCGTCGCGAACCATCACGTAGCCGCCCGCCGTGAGGTCGACCCACACGCCCGCAACCAGCAGCTCCACCATGACGGGCTGCCCGTTCGACACCTCCCCGGTCGCGGCCGTGGGGCCGGGCAGGTTGGCGAGACGGCGCCGGAACGCCGAGACGAATGGAGCGATCGGCATAGGTCAGCCCACCTGCTGGAAGGTCACCCAGCACCGCATGTCAGCGGCAGTGGTCGGCGTCGTCGCCCGGATCCTCAGGAACTTCGAGACGGCGACGATCGGCCGGTCATCCGGCATGAACGTCCGCACATAGGACAGCCCGGACTCACCCGAAACCGACGACAGCGACACCACATCGAACGACCTGGCCGCCGTCGTCGTCCCCTCAGCAGACGCCGTGTACCCGGTCGCCGAGACGCCGACCGTGAGCAGCGTCGTTGGCCCGTTCGGGTCCAGGTTCACCACACCAGTCGCCGCCACGTGGGCGACCACTGTGGCCGCGACGTCCGTCTGCAACAGCTCCACCACACCGTCCGCGCCCGGCGGGTCGTCGAGACTGAACCCCCACTCCAAGATCTGAATCTGCGTCGTCGACGGCGTCGCCAGCTGCAGCATCGTCTTGATCGCCGTACCAGTCGTCACCGCCTGCTGCGCCGCCGTAGTCGGCGCCGGGCCATTCCACACCGTGAAGGGCATCAGCCCTCTCCTCTCCTAGTTACCTGCCGCGCGGCGGCTGGAATGTCGCCTCGATCGAGCCACGCGCCCGCACCTCACGACGCGCCGTATCCACCAGCAGCTCGCCGAAGCTCCGGCCCGCGATGTTCAGATGAATCACCATCGGCTGACCGTCCCCGGCCGCTGGAGCGCCCGCAGCTTGTGCCTGCGCAGCACCACGCCGCGGGGTGTTGAGCATCGACGCCCACGGAGCCTGCGCCGCCGCCAACCGCCGCATACTGTCCGGGTTCGACAGCACCCGCGCACCCACCGGCAGCTCCGCCAACTCCGGCCCCTGCTCACCCACCCACGTCAGACCCGACCGGATCCCGCCCGACGCCGCGGCGCCGACGATCCCACCAGAGGCTTTCTTCCCGAAAGCCTTCTCGATGGCCTTCTCCATGGCCTTCGTCAGCTTCTCCATCGACTTCTGCAAGGCATGCTGCTGACGGGTGAGCTTCTCCACGACCTTCGTCTGCGCCTTGATCGCAGCCCCGTACACGACATCCGCCGTGGTCTTGCCCGCGCTGCCCGCGGCCTTCGCGATCTGTCCCTGCACCTTGTTGATCGAGGACACTTCGGACGACGACGCCTGTAGCAGTGCGCCGGCCGTCTCCAGTCCGCCGCCATCGATCCCCGCCTCAGCAACCTGCTGAATGATCGACTTGCTGAAGCCCTTGGCCTTCAGCTGCTTCAGCGCGGACGCGAACGCGGTGACCTTGTCCCGGGACACGGTCATCCCCGACCGGATCGAGCCCAGGGTTACCGTGGTGTCCGAGCCTGCGCCCTTGGTGATGTTCGCTGAGCTGATCAGACTCGACTTCACGCCGTCCTTCAGCGCCGAGGCCGCGTCCTTCAGGCTGTTGAGCTTGTCCTTCGCCTTGTCCAGCGACGCTGTGACCTTGGTGAGCGCCTTCTCATACCCGATGAGTTTCCGGCCCGTCGAGTCGAGCTGCTTGAGCAGCCGGTTCTCGGTGCTGCCGTGCGTCGACTTCTGGATGATGGAGCGCCACTGATTCAGCGCAGACACCAGCGACCCCGTCGAGTCCGGCCGGCCAAGCGCATTCCCGAACTCCGACCGCTTGTAGCCCGCGGTGTGCCCGAAGTGGCTGATGGTCAGGTCGCCCATCGCATCGTGCCGGGCGTCCCGCTCGGCCTTCGCCGCTTCCTTCGCCTTCTGCTGCGCCTTGGTCAGCTTGACCTTGCCGCCCTTCGCGAAGTGCGGCATGTCGACCTGGCCGTCGTTGACCCGCTGAAGGAACTTCTCGCCGTACTTCTGCACGGCGGCGGCCTTGATGACGAACTCGCCGTTGCTGAGCCACGGTGCCGGGACATCGTCCGAGGTGCCCGTCCCCGGGCCGCGCACGAGGCCGCCGTCTGCGTACCGGAACCCTGAGCCCTTCCCTGTGTACAGGCCGCCCGTCGCGCCGACCATGTCGTGCAGCGACTGGCCCCTGGGGATGCTGCCCGCGACGGAGTACTGGGTCCGAATGTTGTGGAACGTCCAGGTGGTGGCTTTCTTGCCGTCCAACGCCCGCAGCGCTGCCGCCACGCTCGCAATCCCGGACAGCGCCTGCCCGTTCTTGCTGGTGACCTTGACGCTGCCACCCTTCAGGTGGGTGACCTTGTAGCCCAGGGACTCAAGCGCCTTCTCGGCACCCGACGACAGGGCTTTCAAGGTGACGGTCCGCGTGCCAGGCGTCTTCTTCACCGCCGCGTTGAACGCCTTGAGGCCCGCCTCCGCAGCCTTCATGTCGACCTTGAGCTTGACGGCCTTCGCCTTCGGCGCCTTCAGCAGCTCGTTAGCCAGCTTCTCGGCTTCCTTACGGGTGTCACCCATCGCCATTGCTCGGTCGACAAGAGCCTTCCGGCCTTCCCCGTACACCTTGTTGACCTTGTCGACGGAGAAGTGCTCCTTGTTCATCTTGTCGACGTAGTCCTCAGTCTTCGCCGCGAGATCCGACAGCACAGCACGGTTCTTACGGCCCGCATCCGAGTGAATGTCGAGGGTCCGGCCGTTCTCCTTGACTGCCTTCGCCGAGTCATCGATCGCCTGCTGGAACGCAGTCTCAGCGTCGAACGCGCCCCGGTGCACAGCGTTCAAGGCCATGATCGACTGTTCGAGGCCCTTCGCGCTCATCGCCTCAGCATCAAGGCTCTTCTGCGTCGACATCGCTGCCTCACCGAACACACCCATCGAGTCCGCAGTGAGCTTCTCGCCCAAGGACACGCCGCCCAGCGCGCCCTCGTAGTCGTTCATCGTCGCCTTGAAACGCTTCGCAGACCCGCCACCCGCGATCCACGCCTTCTCCAGCCGCTCAGCAGCCGCACGAGCAGTGTCCGCATGCCCGTTCTGCACCAGGCTCGCGAGGCTCTTGTCGACCGCGTCAACATTCTCCTTCGCCCGCGAAATACCCGGCCCGGACGCCAGACCAGACCAGGCACCGAAGTCGCTGATCCAGGTGGCGAGTTTGTTGTCCGAGGCGCCCTTCGACACCATCGCGATACTCGTGCTCAAGTCCGCGAGGTTGTGCTGGAGTTCGCCCGTGACCTTGCCGGACCGTCCCAGATTCCCCAGCGACGTTGTCAGCCGGTCGACATCGATCGGCGCCCGGTCGTAGCCCGCCAGCTCGTGCAAAGCCATGACGAGCGCGGCAACCGCCGCGACCGTGACGCCGAGTTTCGCGCCCGTGCTCAGCGCCGAGAACGCCGCGCCGAGACCACGGACACCGCCGCCGGCCGTCACGAACGCCTCGCGCATGTACATGGCCTTCAGCGCGACCGTCTCGAACACACCTCGGAGGGCGAGGGCGCCCCTCGACAGCCCGCTCCACACCAGCTTGGCTGCTGCGATCGCCTTCATCGCCACGGCGACCGCAACAGTCGCCACCGCCAGGCCTGCAAGCGAGCCGGCCAGGGCGACCGTTGCGCCCTTGTGCGCGAGCATCACGCCGACGACCGCCTGCAACGGCGGCATCAACTTCGTCCCGACGGTGATCGCCAGCGCGTCGAACCCGGACTGGAGCGCCTTCATCTGGAACGCGAACGTCTTCTTCGTGTCTTCCCACGACTTGCCGAACTTGTGCGCGCCCTCCTCCAGCGCCGGGTACTTCGACTCCAGCCGGTCCATCTGGCTGACCAGCACGTTCAGGCCGGCGCCTGCCTTGCGGCCGAACGCCTCGGTGATGACCTGGCCCTGCTCCTTCGAGGAGATCCCGGCCTTCTTCATCCGGCCGACGAGGTCTTCGAGGGCGAGCTTCAGGCCGCCCTTCTGCATGTCCTTGCCGAGCGTGTCCGTCGTCAGGCCCAGCCGCTTGAGCGTGGCACCGGCCGTTGCCACCGGGTGGGCGAGCGCCATCACCGACATGCGCAGCTGGTTGCCCGCCAGCGAGCCGCGGATGTTGTTGTCGCCGAACACTGCGAGGGCGGCGCCGACGTCGGTGATGTTGAGGCCGAAGCCCTTGACCGTGGCGACCATGCCGCTGCCGAACGCGTTGGCGAGGTCCTGCATTTTCATGTCGCCGACACCGACGGTGGCGTTCAGGACACCCATCGCCTGGCCGAAGTCCTCGACGCCGGGAATCCCGGAGGCGACGGCTGCGGTCAGCGCGTTGGTGACGTCGACGAGGTCCGCGTGACCGACCGTGGCACCCTTCGCCGCGGTCTCGACGAGGGACAGAGCCTTCTTCGAGGAGATGCCCATGCTCTCGAAGTTGGACTCGACGTGGAACAGAGACTCGGCCAGCGAATCCGGGTCCTGCGCCACCTTCCCCGCGAGCGAGAGAACGCCCGACTTTAGGCCCGCCATCTTGTCCTGCGCAACACCCGCCTGCGTATGCAGCAACGCCATCGACGCGTCGAACTTCGCGGCCATCTTCACCGACTCGTAGCCGATAGCCGCCAAACCCGCACCGGCGATCATCGCCGTCTTGTGGAAAGCCCGCATCCCCGCACCGGCACTGTTCACCTGCGCATTGACGCCGGCCATCGCCGGGCCGGTGAGATTCTTAGCCGTAACCAGAATCTCCACCACGTTCGCCATCTTCGGAATTCACCCCCAATCGCTCGATCTCCAGCAGGCGGAATGTCTCGGCGGGCTCGGCCTCAATCTCCGACGGCGTTTTATGCCAGCGGTCACACAGGCCGAGGATCAATTTGGCGTAGGTCAGCTCGCCAGGCTCTCCGACAGGGGTTCCGTCGGAATGGATGCCACCTGGGAAATCTCGCCAGAGTTCGAGGTCTCGTCCAAAGGGGCGGAGACCCCGGAGACGGCTTCCATCCAGCGGTTGATGATGTCGAGGATGAGGTCGTCGTCCTCGCCCTTCATCGCGTCGAGGGTGGTCGGGACCGCCGCGCCCGTCTCCTCGTCTTCGAGGTTCCAGTCGAGGATCCGGTCGGCGAGGAGCTCGACGGTCCCTTCGAGGCCGTCCTTCCCGCTCGCGCTCTTGCCGCTCTTGGCTTCGAGGAGCTGCCCCATGTTGAGGGAGCGGATGTTGACTTCGAGGCCGGCGTAGTCGCCGTCCTCCCACTTCAGGCGGTAGATCTTCGGGTTGCGCTTGAAGCCCACGAGGGGGTTCCTTTCAGAGTGTCCGTTATGGGCTCTAGCTCCAGGTGGGAACCGTTCCGTCCGCAAGGACGCCAGGCACCGAGAAGGTCAGCTCGCCGCCGTCCGCACGGGTCAGCGGGTAGTCCGTGAACAGCACCTCGTTCGCGAGCGTCTTGGCGGACACGACGAGCGTCACCGTGCGCGCCACCGAAGTGGACGGGACGGTCTTGAACACGTCGTGCGACATGTTCGACGCCGGGTTGAACACGCCGCTCAGCGTCACGCTGAAGTCCGCGAGCAGCATCAGCCGCTCGTAGGCGCTCTTGTCGACGCCGGTGATGTCCTGCACGCCACGCGGGGTGGCGAACTGGAGGTTGGTGAAGTCGTTCTTGATGGCCTGCACGGTGCCGGACGAATCGTCCACAGACGCTGTCGTCCACCCCAACCCTGAGCTTTTGGCCATGACTTAGCCCCTTTCGATCTGATCTGCGATGTTCTGCTGGTGCTCGCCGAAGTCCTCGACCCACAACTCGGGCTTCTGGTGCATCCGCGCCTTCGTCCCCCGCGGATTCCCGCGGTGGTCGCCGTCCCGGACGATGAACAACTCCGGCCGGTCCAGGCGCGCCCGGTGCTCGCCGGCCCGGAAGCAGGGCTGGCCGGCCTCGAAGTGCAGCCACGTCTCGCCCGCCGCGATCGGCACCTCGACGAACTTGCGGCCGGACGTCTTCGCCGCGTGGAGCAGCGCGGGTTCGAGGCCCTCGACGCGGACCCGCCAGCCGTTGAGGTAGTCGGGGCAGTCGGTCTCCGCGCACGTCGCAGGTCGGAAGTGCGTGGAGACGGGCGCGGTGATGGAGTACGTCTTGTACGCTGCGGCGCCCATCTGGGGCTGGATGCGGTTCATCAGAAGGCCACCGCCGTGTCGTT